ACAGGTATTGCTGTAAAAGGTAAAAAATTTCAAGGCGTTTTTTAATTTGCATCCAGATCTAAAATAATCTATATACTTGCTATGACTATTAGAGGTGATAGCACAGAATACGATCTACTTAAAAAGTGGACAGAGACTTTACCCTTTTTTGAAGAACCAAAATCAGTTACTACTTGTGAAATAGGAGTTCGAGAAGGACTTGGATCAAAAGTAATTATGATGGGTATAAGAGCAAGGGTTCCGAAAGCTTCTTATAAACATATTGGAATTGATCCCTACGGTAATTTAAAATACCAACACTATGATAATTCACCTTCCTACACCGCTGATTACACAGATGAAATGAGATTAGAGATGCAAAAAGATTTTTCTGATCATCCTGAATTTTCTTTCTTTCATATGAAAGATACAGATTATATGAATTACTTTGCAACCCAACCGCTGGTTTATGACTTAGTTCACTTTGATGGGCCACATATGACTAAAGATATTATTACTGAAGCAGTGTGGTTTGCAGATAGATCACGTAAGGGGACAAGATTTATATTTGATGACTATAAAAAATATGGAATGGAAGATATTTCAAAAGCATTAACTTATTATGGTTTTAATGTTATGGGATCAGGACAAAATAAAATTATGCTACAAAGACTATAATGGACGTAGATACACTTTCACTTGTTCAGAAAAAAATCAAGATAGAACTTCAGAAACTAAAAGACCACGCTATATATAGTGTTGACACCATAGAGAAGCTACAATATATTAGGGGTCAAATCAGATCTTTAGAAGATCTGCAACAGAGTCTTAAAGACCTGCTGTCAACAATGGAGTATGAAGATGAAGTCCACGGAGACACCGAAACGGACTGAAGCGCTTCTAGATGCTTACAAAGAAAAGCAAGAAGTCGAAACAGTCCTTGATCCAAAAGCGATCAGTAAATCAACATTAGATAAATTACCAACACCAACAGGTTATAGAATTTTAGTCTTGCCTTATGCAGGTCCTAAAAAAACCAAAGGTGGAATTATTTTATCTGATACAACACAAGAAACTATACAGATGACAACTGTCTGTGGTCTTGTGCTAAAAATGGGAGATCTTTGTTATCATGACAAAGATAAATTTCCAAAAGGGCCTTGGTGCAAACTAAATGATTGGGTAATTTTTAGTAGGTACGCAGGTTCAAGATTCAAAATAGAAGGTGGTGAAGTAAGAGTATTAAATGACGATGAAGTTATTTCTACTATTGCAGATCCTTCTGACATTTTGCACCATTATTAAGGAGGACAAAAATGGCTGATGAAAACTATCAAGTAGATATCGATACCGATAACGTTAATGAAGAAACAATCCAAGTAGAAACATCAAAAGAAGACAATACTGCTTTTGAAAAAAAACAAGATGTAGATCTTGGCTACACGGATGTATCTAATACAAAAACTGCTAAAGAACTTTTACAGGAAGTAAAAGAATCTGAAAAAGCAGAACAACCAAAAGCTCAACCTAAGTTTGAACAATCAGAAGAAAAATCTGATGACGCAGATTTAGAAGATTATTCTGAAAAAGTTCAAAAAAGAATAAAAAGAATGACGTTTCAAATTAAAGAAGCGGAAAGAAGAGAAAGAGCTGCTGTTGAATATGCAAAAGGACTTAAGCAAAAGTATGAAAGTGCTCAAAGTCAATTTGAGGAAACTGATACTAACTATCTTAAAGAATATAATGCTAGGATTGATTCAGAAAGAGATAAAGCTAAAGCTGCATTAAAACAAGCATATGAATCTCAAGACCCTGATGCAATTACTGAGGCACAAGACACCCTCACTAAATTATCAGTGGAGAAGGAAAAAGTTTCTATGACTCTTGCGGACAAAGAGGCTAAGAAAAAACAAGTAGAATCACAACCTGTACAACAAGAACAAGTTCTACAACCACAAATTAGTCGAAAAGCTCAAGAATGGGCTGAGGAAAATGAATGGTTTGGATCTGATCGAGTTATGACTTCTGCTGCAATGGGCGTACATGACGACCTGCTTGCAGAGGGAATTGACGCAGAGAGTGAAGAATACTATAATCAAATCAACAAACGTATGAAGGAGTATTTCCCTCATAAATTTGCTCAATCTACAACTGAAGTAGAACAGACTACAAAACAACCCGTCCAAAATGTAGCTTCTGTCAGTCGTAGATCAGGTGGACGCAAGTCTGTGAAACTCACCAAATCACAGGTAGTTATCGCTAAGAAATTAGGGGTGCCACTAGAGGAATACGCAAAATACGTGAAGGAAGGAGTATAATTATGGAAAACTATAAAACTTCACGCGAGTCTAGTACGAGAGAAAAAACAACTCGTAAAAAAGATTGGACTCCACCATCCAGTTTGGATGCGCCAGCTGCACCGCAAGGTTATGCGCACAGATGGATCAGGGTTTCAACCGCTGGTTTCGAAGATCCAGGTAATGTATCTAAGAAACTTAGAGAAGGTTGGGAATTTGTTAAAGCCGAAACCATTTTGAGTGAGATCGGTCAAAATGATTATCCTGTAATCCATGAAGGAAAACATGCTGGTTTAATCGGAATTGGTGGCCTTGTGTTGGCAAGGATACCGGAGGAGATTTTGAAAAGTCGTGCTGAGTATTTTAGAAAAATAACTCAAGACAGAACAGACGCGATAGATCGAGATCTTATGAAGGAGCAACACCCGGACATGCCCATTAATATTAATAGGCAGTCTAGAGTTACCTTTGGTGGTAGTCGTAAAAAATAATTTTTTTGCATTACCTACCCGAGATAGCTTGGATAATATAAACATATAAGGAGAAAACAACTATGGCAAACGTGTTAGAAAAGTTCGGTCTAAGACCGTACAGAAAACTAGACGGTACACCATTAGTAGGCGCTCAAAATAGATACACAATTGCAAGTGGTCACACTACTGCAATTTTCCAAGGTGATATGGTTATTCCATTAGGCTCTGGAAATATTGACAGACATACTGCTGGCAATGGAACTGCTATCGTGGGCGTTTTCAACGGATGTTTTTATACAGATCCAACTACTCAAAAGCCAACTTATAAGAACTACTACCCAGGTGGAGTAACAGCAAGCGACATTACTGCGTTTGTTGTTGATGATCCTGATGCTGTGTTCTTAATGGATGCTGACGAGAGTTTTACACGAGCGGATTTGTACACTAACTATTCGGTGACTAATGTTACTGGTGTAACTCAAACAGGAATATCAAAAGTACAATTGGATGTATCAACAGCTAATACGAAGACTACATTCGCTGTACAAGCAATCGACATTTCACAAGATCCTGATAACTCAGACGTGACTGTGTCTAATGCTAACATTCTTGTTAGAATCAACAATCACTTCTATAGAAGTGGTACGGGCGTATAATAGGAGAAATAAATTATGGCTATATCACGATCACAACTAGTTAAAGAACTAGAGCCAGGTTTAAATGCACTATTTGGCCTGGAATATAGTAGATATGAAAATCAGCATGCTGAGATTTTTTCTACTGAAACATCTGACAGAGCTTTCGAAGAGGAAGTAATGTTAAGCGGTTTTGCTTCTGCACCAGTTAAACAAGAAGGTGCTGGAGTTGTGTTTGATCAAGCAGGTGAAACATTCACAGCTAGATACAATCACGAAACAATCGCATTAGCATTCTCAATCACTGAGGAAGCAATCGAGGACAACCTATACGATAGACTTGCGGGCAGATACACAAGAGCTCTTGCAAGATCTATGGCAAACACGAAGCAAGTTAAAGCTGCAAACGTATTGAACAATGCGCAAGTTGCTAATGTAACTGGTGGAGATGGAGTATCATTAATTAATGCTTCACACCCATTAGCTACAGGTGGAACTTTCTCAAACGTTCTTGCAACTGCTGCAGATCTTAACGAAACTTCACTTGAGCAATCATTGATTGACATTGCAGGATTCGTAGACGAAAGAGGTCTAAAAATCGCTGCCTCAGGTAGAAAAATGATAATTCCAAAAGAATTACAATTTACTGCTGAGAGAATCATGAAGTCTCCAATGAGAGTTGGAACTGCTGATAATGACATCAATGCTATCGCTAACATGGGTATGGTACCAGAAGGTTACAGAGTTAATAACTTTTTAACTGACACTGATTCATACTTCTT